CTTTGGGAAAGTTTTCCAAGATTAGGTGAATTTTTACCTAGTATTCCAAAAGGCAGAATGCTTATGATTTCGGCAAACAGCGGAATTGGCAAAACTCAAGCTTGGAAAGGAATATTTTTAACTACTCTTATAGATTTTGTAGAAACCCATCAAAATTGTGGATTTAAACCTAAATTCTTGTTATTTTTACTTGAAGAAACTAGAGATGAATTTATAGATAGTTTATTAAGTATTATGTTGTATCGTAAGTTCAAGTTAATTATAGATCCAAGTACTTTAAATTCCGAGTATAGAACTTACTTATCAGATGATATATTAGACAAGTTAAGATTAATTCAATCTGATGTGTCTAAAATATTGGATTATCTCATTATTGAAGATTCTGTATATAATCCTACTGGAGCATATAAAATGTGTAGAAAGAAATCTCATGAATGGGGAACTCATTATATGAAAAAGCTTTATAATGATAGTAATGAATTTATAACTCATGAAGAATATGAAACTTTAACTCCTAATCAAAAATTATCCTGGAAATATTCTCATTATACTCCTAATGATCCTGAACAAATGGTAATTGTTATTTGTGATAATATGAATATATTTACTGAAGAATCAGGACTGTCCAGACATGAGACTATGAGTAGATGGAGTAGAGATTATTGTAGAAAACAAATGAGTAAGCATTGGCAATGGACTATTATTAATATTGTACAACAGTCAGCAGAATCAGAAAAACAGCAATTTGACTATAGAGGCGGTTCTATAGTGAATAAACTTAAACCTAGCCTAGATGGTCTTGGTAATAATAAAGAAATTGCAAGAGATCATCTAGTAATATTAGGACTATTTGCACCTGCTAGATATCTTATTGAAGAATATCTAGGATATAATATTAATATTTTAAAAGATAATTTTAGGAGTTTAATTATATTAAAAAATAGAGGAGGTAAAACTAATTTAGAGCTGCCATTATTTTTTAATGGAGCTATCAGTTATTTTAAAGAATTGCCTAAACCTGATAAAATGGATGAATTTTATAAACAAATAGAAAATAAAAATGGAAAATAGATGGACTTTAAGAATATTAATAGAAGACAATAAAAATAGTAAAAAAAAATAATATGAAATTCACAGATTCACAATACAAAAGATTTAGTACTTATTTAATAAGTATATTGATAGTTTTATTAATGTTTTTAGGACTATCTGACGATTGTGGCAAATTAGATATTTATTCCTGGAATATTTTTAGATTTATTACTTGGGTAACTATTATCACACAAGTAATATTTATATTAACAAGAAATTCCGAAAAAAATCTAATAAAAATTAATGACAAACATTTAAAATCATACATTAAAGAAGAACATATGAATATATGTTTTGATATTATGTTTTATTTTATAATAATTTCTGTTCTTGTAGGTACAGGTCATTTTGTTTTAGGAACGTTTTGGTTTGTTATATGTTGTGAAGATTTTAATGACAGAAATAAAGCTAAAGAGTTATTTAATAATATTGATAATAAAGAAGTTAATGAATATAAAATAAAAAGAAACTAATGGAAGAAATTTTAGAATTACCAAAACAAAAAATAAAAGCAAGTACTTTGAGTCCAGAACTTATGGTTGTTTATTCTAAATATAAACAAGGTAAAACTACTAGTTTATCATATTTAGATAATTGTTTGATTTTAGATTTAGAGAATGGATCAAATTTTGTAGAAGCATTAAAAATAAAAATAAATAATGCTCAAGATATTAGAAAATATGGGGATATGATTATTTCTCAAGGAAAACCATATAAATATATAGCTGTTGATACTATGACTGCTTTAGAAGATTACGCATTGCCTGTTGCTATGAAACTATATCAGGCTACTCCTATTGGAAAAAATTATGGAAGTAAACCTGGAGAAGATTCTATTTTAAAATTACCTAATGGTGCAGGTTATTATTGGTTAAGATTGGCTATGGAAAACTTATTAGATTATATCAGAACATTAGCTCCGAGAATTATTCTTTCTTGCCATCTTAAAGAGAAATTAATAACTATAGATAGTAAAGAAGTATCTAGTTATGATATAGATTTAACGGGCAAAATGAGAAATATAGTGTGTGCTAAAGCAGATGCTATAGGACTGATAAAAAGAGAAGGAAATAAAACTATTATTTCTTTTAAAACAAATGATTTAGTTTCATGCGGCGCAAGACCTATGCATATAAGAAACAAAGATATAGTATTATTAGAATCTGATAATAATGGTAATATTATAAAAAATGGTTGGAAAGAAATATATATTGATTAGTATTTTTAACAAATTAAAAATTATTAAATAATGAATTTAAAAAGTTTTATGAAAAGTAATAAAATAAGAAGAAATGCTATAGCTTCTTCTTATGGATATAAAAATGTTGAAAATTTTAAAAAAAGCTTAATTGCTAATAAAAAAATTGTAAAGAAAGTAAAAAATAGAATTAATAAGAGTAATAATAAAGATGAAATAAAAACAAAACCTTTCAGTAGATTATCCAAAATTGATAAAAAAATAGCAATAGCAAAAGATGTTATTCAACAGATTAAAATAGGTAATTTTGATGCTACTGAAGGGTGCTATGTAGATATTAATACACAAAAAGCTGAAAATAGTTATTCTAGTGTAGCAGAGAACTCTTTACAAAAAGAATTAGATACTAAAAATTCTATATATTGTAAAGTTTGTGCTAAAGGTTCTTTATTACTTGGATATTTTCATAAAGTAAATAATATATCAGTTGAAGATGTAGATGATTTTACTGAAATTGAAATATGTAAGAAATTATCTAATATTTTCACAAATGGAGAATTAGATTTAATGGAAACGGCTTTTGAAGGTTATATAGTTAATGATCGCGAGGAAATATTATATAATACTATACCTAATGATGACGACTTTGATGAAGATTTTTCTATTTTAGCACAAGAAGCTTTAAAGTTTTATAATTGTTATCCAAATGTAGAAGAAAGATTAATAGCAATTATGAAGAATATTATAAAAAATAAAGGGTATTTTTTAAACTATAATCCTAAAACTTATAAAGTATTAGAGACTGCATAATAAAATAATAATAACAGAAAATAAAATATATTCAACAGATATAATAAATAATAAATATAAATTAATTAAATATGATTAGTTCAAATAAAAGTACAGAAGGAAAAGGAAATTTTAAGATGTATATGGGAATTGTGTTGATGAAAGTTTTGTGTGTTAATCCTAATAAGAATAAACTTCTTAGTATGGGTAGAAATGTAACTGAAGAACCTAATTATTCTCTTCAGGATAATAAAGGTACAAGAGTAGATTTTTATCTTGAAACTTTAGATTCTGAAGTAAAAACTAAAGTAAGTTTTTTCGTAAATAATAATGATATTACTAGTAAAACTGGTAAAAATGTGTGGATTGATAAATATGGAAAAACAACTATTTATATGGATGAGTCTTCATATAATTCTAATAGTTTTGAAACTACAGATTCTGATGGAAAAACAGTTAAAACTTTTGACAAAGCTTCTGCTAGAAAATGCAAAGAAGGAGAAGATCTTCTTACAGGATTTTTAAAATCACTTTCACGTGCTAAAAAAGATCAAGAGTGTAGATTAGATACTATTGATGCTATTGCAAAAGGAGATATCACAGAGCTAGAAACTTTATTAGAAAATATTCCTAATAATAATATTGTATGTGGTTTAGGAATCAAAGATGGTAAATACTATGAAGTATTTAATGGTAAATTTCTAATGGGATTTTCTCGTGATCATACTAATCTTGCAAATGCTATTCAAAAGAAAGAAACAGAAGGGTATCTTAAAGCAAATTTTGGAGTATATCCTTATAATTTTGTAGAATTTGGAGGGGAAGAAGCTATGAATAGTGCTCCTAGTACTGCTGGAAATTTGTTTAAAAATATTCCTACAGCTACTGATTTGCCATTCTAATTTTTATAAAATTAGACAAAAATAAAATAAAAAATTATATAAATAAATAATGATTGAATCAAATCCTGAAATTAATAAAGATTTGATATTTTCTAAATTGTCTGTTGAATATATTTACTCTCATTATTTAGGAAATAATTACAAAGTTGGGAAAGCTATTTCTTCTCCTTGGAGAAAAGATAGAAATCCCAGCTTTGTTTTATTTTATAGTAATACAAGTGAATTATTATGGATAGATTTTGGAAGATCAGAATCTGGAGATGTTATTGAGTTTGTTAAAAGATTATTTAATTTAGATTATATTAAATCCTTACAAAAGATATATTCTGATTTTAATCTTGGAAAAACTACTAACAATAATTTGTTTAAATTAACAAATAATAATAATTTTATTAATAATATTATTAAAGACAATCCAAAAGAATTTAAAGATATTCAAAGAGATTTTAATAATATTGATTTACAGTATTGGAAAGAATATGGATGGAATATAGCAATGTTGAATTACTATGAAATTACTTGTGTAGAAAAATTATATGTAGATGATAATATTAGATGGTTACATAGTAATGCTAATCCTATTTATAAATTTACTGATCAAGGAAGTATTAAATATTATAGACCTAAATCTCCAAAACATTCTAGATGGCTTGGAAATAAATCTAATATTATACAAGGATGGACACAACTTCCTCAAGGAAATATTGATAATTTAATAATTACAAAATCAAGAAAAGATATAGGAACTTTATTAACTTTAGGATATTATAGTATAGCTCCTATAAGTGAAGGTTATAGATTCTCTAAAGATCAAATAGATTCAATATCTAAAAAAGCTATAAAAAAATATATTCTTATGGATAATGATAGATGTGGACATTCACAAGTTAATTATATTTTAAAAAATGTAGGAAATGAATTTTATGATAGTTATATACCAATATTTATAAAAGATGTAGATCCTATTACAAATAAGAGATTGGATATTTCTGATTATTATAAACTTAATAAAGAAGAAAATTCCAAAAAATTATTACAAACTTTATTAATAGATTAATAATATCAATGAAAAACCTAAGAAAAAAAAATCATAAAGAGAATTACGGTAAATATTGCTGTTTATTATTTCCAGAAAGTCTTGAAAAAGAAATAATAGAAAATTATTCTAAAACATTTGATCAAGAGTATCTAAAGGGTAATTTTAAAGTTTCTAAGAATATTTTAATGACAAGCGGTAATTTATTTGAAAAGTTAATGGAAATTAAAATAGATGAACCTATAAGACAATATGGATTAAGAATGAATTTAAACTATTATTTAAGCTTAGAAGCAAGATTTAGTATGAATTAACAATAAAAAACTATGGATAATACATTAGAACAAGAAACACAAATAAATAATTTTAGCAATTCTGTAAAAAAACAAGTATCTGTAAATACAGATATTAATAAATTAGCAAAAATGTTTTCAGGAAGACTATATAAAGATAAATGGATATTTTTGCAAGAGTATGTGAGTAATGCAGTAGATTCACATAGAAGAGCAGGACAAACTAAACCTGTAGAATTATCTTTAACAAAAGATAAATCTAGATATTTTAATAACTTCAATTTATCTATTAAAGATTATGGTGTAGGACTAACAAAAGAAGAATTTGAACAAAAGATAGGAGTAATAGCATATTCTGATAAAGAAAATGAAAAAAATTCTATTGGACATCACGGAATAGGATCTATTAGTGGATTTGCTTATACAAATAATATTAGTTTTACTTGTATTAAAAACAATAAGAAATTTATTGCTAATTTGGAGGATACTGAAACAAATGGAATAACTTATGAAATTTCAGATGTAATAGATACTGAAGAAGCTAATGGAGTAGAAGTAAATATGGAAATAGATGATGATATTTATACTTTTAGAAATGCTATAAAAGATAAATTATGCTATTTTACTGATGTTTGGTATAATTTAGATGGAGATGTAAAATTTAACAATTTTTCAATTCTTAGAGAAAATGATTTTCAAATTTCCAGTATTTGTAATTATTCAGAATTTCATATTTGTTTAGATGATGTTGTGTATCCTATAGAATGGAGTAAAATAGGAATTAAACCTATTCCTAATAAAATTGGATTACGCTTTAGTTTATTAGATGGATTAGAGCCTACAATAACTAGAGAAGCTTTAATTGTTAATGAACAATATAAAAAATTAATAAAAGATAAAATATCAAAAGTTTCTGATTACTTTGTAGATAAATGGAATCAAAATAATAGTTCAAAAGAAATTTCTATAAAAGACTATTTAAAATATACTGGAAAAAAAGAAGTTGTTATAGAAAGCAAAAAAGAAGATATATTACCTTATATTTTTAATATAGAAAATTTATCTTTATATTCTAATAATTTTAAATTTATTGAACCTTTTAAAAAAGGAACAGATAATCATGTATTGTATAATTTTAAACAAAATATACCTACAATAGCGAGAAGTTATAGTCCTGAGTTTAAATTATTAACAAACAATACTAATAAATCTAAAACTTTTTATCCAAATGAAAGAAATTTATCTATAATTACAAATTCAAAGAATAAATTTTATTTAGTTGATGAGAAATTAAAGAAAAAAAAACTGGATTATATAAAATATTTAAATAATTTAAATAATAACAATACTGGATTTCCTCATCCTTTAGATATAAATAATAAAAAAGACTTATATTTTTTTAGTAAAGTTGATTATTTTAGATTAATTCATTATAAAACAATTTTAAGTTTACAATCAATTCCTAAAAATTTATGGAGAGACAAAATACAGCAATTTCAAAAATTACAAAAAGAATTTGAAGATGAGTGTTTTGTTAAAATGTCAAGTATTAAAATTGATAAAACATGGGAAATAAATAATAAAGTTAATTCTGGAAATAACTCAAATACTACAAGAATCAGAAAGGAATTGCCAAGTGTTAAAAAATTAACTGGAGAAGTAGGACTTAAAATATCTAAAGCTCTAGAAAAATCGCATTCTGAGGGTTATAATTGTAAATATGTTGAAGTTATTACAAAAGTAGCAGATTTATATAAAACTCCATGTTTGATGTTATATGGAATAGAAACAGATCCAAATATTAGGAAAAAACTAGATATGATTTATGTGCTGAATAATAAATCTGGATGGTATTCTAAAAATATAAAGCAAAAACTTGATGTATGTCAAGTAACAGAAAAAACAAGTAAAATATTAAAAGAATTAAATTTACATAATTTTATGGATATAGATGAATTTTTTAAAGGAAAGCATCAGTCTTTCAGAAGAATGATAACAGCGTATATGATATCAGATTTTATGGATAACTATAAATATATTTTTGATAATACAGAACTAATAGATAATTATCTTTCTAAAGAATTCGTGTTGGATCTAAATGGACTTAAAGTATATGTGGATAATAATTTAGCAAATAAATATGTTAGAGATACAGAATTATTAAAAGAATGCTTAGAGTTAGCAAAAGAAAACAATTTATACGATGAAAATATTATCAGTGTTTTTAAAAAAGTAAAAGAAAACATAGATAGATTTGATTTTGTTGAAATTTTTGTTGATAAATTTAAAGGAAAATATTCTAATCCTACAGGAGATAAATTAAAATCTTATATTAAAGCTTTTAAAGAAATTGCTAAATATCGTAAAATAAAACTTTACTGGGAGTATTATAAAGATTTTTCTCTTTCAAAAGATGAATCTGATAAAGAAGAATAAACATGAATAATATTATACAGGATAGAATATCTTTATTAAATAATTTAATAGATACTAGTCTAAAACTTGCAAAAACATTTGATAATGAAAATTTGATTCTAGCAATAAATCTTTTAGAAAATATTACTTTAGAAGATTTAGCTTTGTTGGAATATGAAAAATGTTTAGATGTGTTTAGAGCAATAGTTTTAATTAACTATAATGTTAATATTTACAATGATTATGTAGATTCTCGTCCTGATTTAAATAATTTATATAATAATATTAGAAATCAATTATTAAAAAGTAAAAT